GACAACAAGTTCAAACGAAACGATACAACTGTCTAACGCTGATATGATTATAGGCGACTGGAACAGAACGTATCAAGAAGTAATAACTGATAGTGTTGTGACTTACACAGAAATAGACACAGACAATGGTACTATGTACTTTGACGGATCTTTAATACATTGGAAATTTGAAGATGGAACGACAAACATTCTAGGAAGCTACACGTGGACCACAGGCGATTCATTCACTTTGGGCACTGGCCAAGTTTACTACATCGACTTAATAACCGACACGAAATTAATTATGCACTTCAATACGAATTCAAGCGTAACAAATCGAATGTACTACGATAAGGAATGAATAAAATAGAACTAAAAGCACCTAAAACAATAGACGATCTTAGAATACGGCACAACGATATTCTGTCAAACAAGAAGTACAACAAACCGTTCATTGAAGACGACCAACTGAACGAACGATTGATTTGTGAATTTGTTTCTGAAATGACAGGCGTTGATTTGCCGACCATTATGACGGTCCACATTCCAGATTTAATAAAGATTGTAGCGCATTGTATAGGTATGTTCAACGATTACAAGAAGTCACCACCACCCGAAGTAATTACAATTGAAGGTGTAAACTATTACAAAGTAAATCCTGGGAAAGTCGCTTCGGGTTGGCACATTGATCTAGCATCGTTTCCAAAGAATCCACCACCTACACTTTTAATGGCATTGCTTTATATTCCTGAAGGCGTTTATGGTCAGAAGGATTTGAATGATAATACCAAGTTTCCACTAGCAGACAGGGAGAAGTTGTTTAAAGAGCATTTCAAGCTGACAGACTTCCTTGATGTTGTAGAAGTATTCGCTGAAGAAATCAAAGAAGTTAACGAACGGATTCATGGAGTACCCGACGACGAACCAAAGAAAAAGAAGAAACCCAACGCAACACGAAGTAGATTCGAGTGGGAAGAATTAGTCGATTTACTATCGAAAGAATTCAATCTTTCATGGTACGAAGTTACACAATTAAACATCTATACTTTCAATCACCGCGTCAAGTTCTTACTGTATAAAAACCAGAAAGCCGCCTCTAAGGTTAAAAAGGTTAGAAGGTGAAAAGCGAAGCGGACATTCTTAATGAATTAAATTTAGGTGCGTCAGTAGCCATTCTTAACAACGAACCACAGTCACCACTTGGAGAACTTTTAATATCTATATCAGAAGATGTAATTGACCAATTAAAAGGAAAGTTAAACGAGTACAATATAAACACTTCAAGCGGTGGACTAAGTCAATCTATTCAGGCAACACTAGAGCAAGACGGCGACGCGGTTACTGTAAAGACTAGCGCGGACTTTTATTGGCGTTATGTGAATTACGGCGTTAATGGTACAGAATTATCACACGGCGCACCAAGTCACGGCACAGCACCTCCAGGTGAACTTAGCTTTCTTGAGTCAATCAAACAATGGATACCACAACGCGGCATACAATTACCTCCACAGTTTAGCAGTTTCGATTCATTTAGCTATGCGATAATGACGAATGTAATTAGGAACGGTAAAGAGGCTCGTCCATTCTTTTCAGATGTTGTTAACGCTTCACTTGTTCAGACTATAAGAGGGCCTATTGAGCGAGTGATGGGTAAGGCTATTAAAATTCGAATCGTTGAACCTTGGCAAAAAAAATAACAAATGGCAGTAATAATTCAAACAAATCCTGACCTCTACACACCTTCGGATAATCCAATAGTATGGACGTTTAGCAGTGATGAAACCGCACAAACGAACTTTAGCTACATTGTTGAAGTTTACGTTGACGGTGTTCTTGATTCAAACCATCAAGTATTTCCAGAGGTTGGAATATACGCACACTTCGACGCATCGAAGAAAATGACGGCCAAGGTACAACCGCAAGTATTAGGACAGACAACGGTAACAAATGACGCAGGTAACAACAGAGAAATTTATATAAAAGTCTTTGAGAGATACGGCACAACTCCTTCGAATCAATCAAGCGCAACGAGTTCAGCTATAACAGCGTTTAAAGCAAGCTTGTCTCCTGTTAATATGCAGAATTGGGACTATTCAAGATACAACATATCAGACGTTAACAAGTTGTTTTTAACATACTTGACTGATAATATATCTATAAAAACTAATTCTGATTACTACCTTTCTATAATTACAAATGCAGAATCTAACCTTTCTGTTGAGATTAACTTCAAAGACATTAACGGGTCGGTTGTTGCTACTTACAGCGAGCCAATAGACAGCAGTATAAAAATAGTTCAGTTAATGGTGAACGTTGATAAATTGGTTTCTGACGGTTCAATAACACAAGGGGAAGCGGACTTAACTAACTCTGTTGAATTGTTAATTCGTCAAGGCTTTAATGAGGCTTCGGAATACAAAGTATTTAACATAGATAGAGAATGTTCCAACCGTGGAAGGCATTTAATATGGTTAAATCATTTAGGTGGTTTCGATCAATTCAGCTTCTCACATAACGCTATGGAGTCAGGAACAACAAAGCGCAAGAAATATAGTAAACAATTTGGTAATTGGTCAGGTAATGAATTTGTATTAGACGCGAATAACTCTGGGGATATAGAATATATTGTAACTACTGACACTTCTATACAACTTGTCTCAGATTGGTTAACTCAAAGCGTTCAAAATTGGCTTGTTCAATCCGTGTTCGATGGTGTTTCGGTTCATTTGCAGCCATCATTACTAACATATTCACGCGTTGCCGTTGACACTAACTCTTATAAGTTGGAACAGGATTTTTTTGAAGAGTTGTTTAACGTTATAATTCAATTAAAATTGTCTAATTCACGTAATTCGCCGAAGATATGAGTTCAACAGGACGCTTAACAATTAACGAAACAGAAATTGAACTGTCAGGCGGTGTTCCATTTCCTTTGAATTTCTCTATTGCAGACGTAAAAGAACCAGAGAAGCGAAAAAGAAACTATTCCCGAACGGTTGTAATACCTGGGACTAGAGGAAATCTTGAATTCTTCAGTTCAACTTATGATTTATCCTTAACAAGTTTGGACAATACCACGTTAGCGGGCTTTGATTTTGACCCTACCGTACGTGCAGAAGCGAAATACTACAAGAGTGGAACGTTAGTATTCGATGGGTTAATACAAGTTAACAGCGTTGAAATAAATGAAGGTGACTATTCTTTCAAATGTACATTGTATTCAAATTTCGTTGACTTATATATGATACTTAAAGATATATTAGTTTCTGAATTGGGCTGGGCTGAATACGATCATACACTAGATAGAACTATATTACGTAACAGTTGGGATACTTCTGTTCTAGTTAACGGCGTAGCTACTTCAAACTTTACTGGGGGCAATCCTGACGGCTTCGGATATGTTTATCCTTTAATCAATTACGGCTATCCATTATTAACACCTACAACTTATCGTTCATCCGATTTAGTTCCGTTTGTTTATTGGCGTGAAATTATACAGAAATGTATTGAACTTGCAGGTTATACTTTTGAAAGTGCATTTTTAGATTCTGCACTATTCAAGAAATTAATATTTGGATTTGGTGGAGGTGATAAAGTATCTTTAACAGCGGCGGACATTGCGCAAAGACAAGCCCAATTCCATGGAGACTTTAACAGCCTAGAAGAAAAGACATATTCATCTTCTCAATATTTTAGCGGAATAGGTTTTTTAACACCCTATTATAAATTAACATTTCAGTCGTTCAATACTTTGAATTTGTTACAGAATTCTAACTTCACGGATACGATAGACCAAGACACGCTTTCACAATATGACGCAAGCACTGGAGAGGTTACTTGTGCGTTGTCAGGTAAATACAAAATTGAATTAGCGGGCGTTTTAAATTTCGCTTTGTCTATTGGCTCAATGACTTCAATATCACAAGGCGGCTACAAGGCTATTAGGATATTAAAAAACGGCGTGGCGATTCCTAACGGCTTTGTAACTATTGGAACCTTCGGACTGGTAACTATTGATAAATCAGTTGAACTGGATTTGATTTCTGGCGACGTATTGAAATGCGAATGTTTTTTTAGTGGAAATATATCTACAAGGGTGGACACGTTAAACGATGCTGAATTAATATCGTTAACCATTTCAGATACGGTGGACGTTTCTTTTAATATGACTTCAATTGAATCTAGCTTAACGGATGGGTCAGACGTTTTAATATCAAGGTACATTCCAAGTATGAAGGCTTCGGACTTTTTGAGTTCGGTTATCAAAGCATTTAATCTTATGCTTTCAGATCCAGATATCGACGGAGTTATAAAGATTGAACCACTAGAAGACTATTACAGGCCGACAACAGAGTACGACGATATTACGGAATTGGTAGATTTAAGCAAGCCAATAAAAATCAATCCACCTTCAAGCACTATAAAGGGCAGGTTTTATAAGTTCTTATGGACTGAAGATAAAGATTACGACAATACAAGGTACACAGAAGCGTTTGGAATTGGTTACGGCGACAAGGTGTATGAAGTTGAATCTACATTTCAAGACGGTGAAAGAATTTACAAGTTACCATTTGCGCAAAGCGTTCCTGTTGATATTGTGAATACTACTTTGGTAATTCCAAGGATAATAAAATACGATGAAAGCACTTTAATTACCAAACCGTTTAAAGGCAAACCGCGCGTGTTCTTTTACAATGGTTTAAAGTCTGGAAATTGGAGGTTCACAAATAGCAATAACCAAACAAGCTACGACGCATTAACAACGTATCCATGCGCTCACCATTTAGACGACAAAGACAGCCCGACTTTCGATTTGAATTTCGGCGTTCCTTTATTGTTGTATTACACGGCCGCGGCATACGTTACTGATAATTTATTTTCTAGGTATCACGAACGATTTGTAAAAGAGATAACAGGACGCGATGCAAAACTTGTTGAACTTTTCGTAAAGACAAACGCTGAAAGAATAAACAAATTAGATTTCAGTTTGTTAAAAATGTGGAACGGCGTACTGTTTCGTTTGAATGAAATTTCAGACTACGACGACGACGTGACAAGTTCCACTAAATACGAGTTGGTAAAGATACTGCAAGCTAACTCTCCTAGACGGATAGCATTACCAACGGCACCTATAAAAAACTTAGACGATACGACCGTATTAACAGGCGGCTATTCAAATACAAATACAGATGTTTCAATTTTGGGAGGTGGTAGAAATTCCGCTTCGGTTTCATCTTCAATAAATTCTAATTCATAAAATATGGCAAAAGGAACAGCAGACGAGACGAGAAGAATAATATTCAAAGTAGGTACAGGAATTGCAACAATACCAGTTTCATCGGACCATCGAAATGGTGATTGGCTAGAGACTGATATTTATGACGGTGAATTATATATGGACGACGCAACAGGAAATGTATATACTTCAAACGGTGGTGTAATTATTCCAATGTTAGGATTGACACAGAACCTAGCATCAGTACTAGCCGTTGCAAATGTGACAGGCGCAAATAACATCGAGGTAGACGCGTTCCAACAAATCCAGACGGCCAACGCTACATCTGGTAATAAGTATGCAGTACGATTTAATTCAGCGGGTGCTACTGATTGGATTACTATTGAGCGTAACGCATTTGGTAACGGTGGTAAACTATCTTTAACGCCTACTGAATCCGTGCTATCACTCGAAAGTTCAACTCGTGATTTTGACTTCAAAGTGGGGAGCAATGATAAGTTCCAATTTTCAGACGAAACAAATAACCCGACGTTAGTGTTTGTTAATGGAGCGTCTGTAAATGAAGGGAATTTAACGCATGATACTTTAACCGCTGATAGGTCGTGGAGTATAATAGATTCAGATGGAAAAATACCTGTTTCATCCGTGGCGGGGTTCACAGGTACAGGAGCATACACGAATTTTACAATTGAGAATGGAATAATCACGGCGGCTTCATAACGAATTAAAACTTAAATACAATGGCTGAAGATATAATGTTTTCCGTAGGTGTTGACACAGGGAGCACCGCAAAGGATATGCAAAAGGTAGACAAGACCTTTAAGGAAATTGATAGCAATCTAAAAGGAATTGAAAAGCAAGCAAAGAAAACCTTTTCGGGTGATGGCTTTCAAAAGGTAAACAAAGAGATAAAGAAAACGGCGGCCGTAACAGTCGACGTTCGGCAGAAATTGCGTGAACTTCAAAACCGTATGGCAGAAATTGGTGACGTTGGAAGTGCAGAATTTCAGAAACTAGCCAAAGAAGCGGGTATGTATAAGGACCAAATGAACAATGCAAACGCGGCGATCAAATCCATGTCGGCAGATTTCCCAAAGTTACAAATATTAGGTCAAGGACTGACAGCGTTAGGTGGGGCGGCGCAAGGTGTTACCGCTGGAATGGCTTTACTAGGTGGAGAAAACGAAGCGGTCACACAGTCGATTCAAAAAATGATGGCTATTCAGTCTTTAATGAATGCTGTTCAAGCGGTTTCGAATACACTAAGCGATGAGAGCGCAATAGGATTACAGATACGTACAACATTAACAAAGATAAAAACAGCGAACGACTTAAAAGCGGCGGCAAGTACAGGAGCATTAACGGTTGCGCAAAAGGGTTTAACTGTTGCAACTTGGCTGGGTAACGGTGCTATGAAAGCGTTGAACGTGGTTATTGGTATGAATCCAATATTTCTACTTGTTGCAGTTATCGCGGCGGTTGTTGCGGGATTCATGTTGTTTTCAGAGTCAGCAGAAACAGCAGAAGAGGCAAACGACAAACTAAATGCAAGTATTGATAGGCAAAATAGAGCATTCGAAAGACAACAAGCCAACCTTAAAAAGAATGCAGAGAATCGACTTAGAGATTTAAAACTAGCAAACGCAAGTGAAGAAGAACTTTCGAAAGAAACATTCAGAAGATTAGAAGAGGAAGAGCAAGCACGTAAAGATGAATTATCACAGCTAGAAAAAAACCTAAAGAAAAAAGATAGGTTAAGAAAAAGAGCGCATAAAGAAGAGGAAGGCGAACTAGCTAAAAGCATACGTTCTGAAATGAACGCAGATACAAAACGAATCCAAGAATTAACACGGAACGCGGGCGATTTCTCCAGATCCAAGCAAGAAGAAATTAAACGGTTCAGTGAATGGCAGGACGGTGAGGCACAGAAGGAACTAGACAAGGAAGAATCCAGACGTAAAGAAAGCGCGTCACGATGGAAGAAAGCACAAGAAGAAAAACGCAGGCAAGAAGAAGAGGACGCACGAAAAGCCGATGAACTTCAAAAGTTAATGACTGATTTATCAATAGCGAACATTGAAGATGAAAACGTACGTGCTATTGCAGAAATTGGAGTTAAACACCAAAGAGAACGTGATGCACTTCGGGAGAAATACGGCGTTAATACTGAATTAGAAATAGCACTAAAGACAAAACAAGACACAGAACTTCGAGAGGCGCAATTTAAACTAGACGAAACCGCAAGACTAGCAGACGAAGCAACAGCGGCGGCCGACCTTGAAAAAGCAAACGAAGATAATCGAATAGGCCTAGAGGCTAAACTCCTACAAATGCAGGGGAACTTTGAAGCGGAACAAGAAGTAAAGTTAGCAATAGCAGAGCAAGAACGCGCCGCGCTATTAATGAACGATGAATTAACAGCAAATCAAAGATTATTAATTGAAGAGAAATACAACGAGGCGGTCCGTAACTTAAATAAAGAGCGAAAAGATAATGAAGTAAAGACAAACGAGGCGTTGATATCAAGCCGTCAAGATTTACTCGGCGCGGTAGCTGGAGTGTTTGGACAATTAGCAGGACTAGCAAGAGAAGGTAGTTCGGCGGCAAAGGCGTTAGCACTTACAGAGATAGGAATAAATACGGCGGTGGGATTTGTTAACGGTTTAAGAATTGCGCAAGAGTCAGCAGTTGCGGCGGGTCCTGGTGCGGCATTCGCTTTCCCTATCTTCTATGCTACACAGATAGGTGCAGTTCTCGCGGCGGCTTCAAAGGCTAAAGCGATACTAGGTTCGGGGCCAAGTGTTTCAGCACCTTCAGCAACAGGACAAACAGGCGGAGGTGCATCGTCTGCAAGTTCACCTACTGCTTTTGGAATACCTGAAAACAACGAAACAAACCCTAACGACATAATGACTAATACAGTTCTATTAGTTGATAGCGTGACGAAGATTCAAGGAGATTCTGCACAGGTCCAAGCCATATCGACAGTTGGATAAAATGTATAAAATATAACAGATTAACTCTATAAATAAAAAGGCAGATAATGAGACCATTGTACGAACTTACCATTGACGAAACAAAAGAAACAGGTGTTGACTTCAATTCTTTCGTTGATGTTCCTGCACACTTAAAAGGCTTTATTGCATTTGGAACTAAACAAAAACCGCTTTCATATACATTCAATGCAGATGCAGAAGGTGAAAAGCGGATTGTTACAGGCGTAATGATTTCAGCAAATACAAAAATTATTCGTGAAGATGATGTACATGGAGTTCACGACGTATTCTTTTCACCAAAGACAATTGAACAAATACAAAAGAAATTCACGCTCCAGGGGTTTTCAGATAATGTAAATAAAATGCACGATGCATCACAAATAGTTGAAGGGGCAAAGATGCTATACAATTACATTATCGGGGGCGATAAGAACCCAAAAGCCCCTGAAGCATTTAAACAGTTAAACCTTCAAGATGGTTCTTGGATAGCGTCATATTTTATTGAAGACGATGTTCTTTGGGACCAAGTGAAGTCTGGAGAGTTCCAAGGCTTCTCGGTTGAGGGTTATTTTAATAGAGAAAAAGTAGAAACAAAAACAAAACATAAGATGAAAAAGAAATCAATCTTTGAAATGATGTTCGGTGAAAAACCCGAAGTAAAAAAGAACGACAAGTTCGAAGCAATTGAAACGGTTGATGGAACTGTTTTAAATTATGAAGGTGAATTGAACGTTGATTCAGTCATGACAATTGAAAACGAAGCGGGCGAACAAGTGCCAGCAGAAGCAGGTGAATATCAAGTGACTATTGATGAAATCGCAATGGTTATTTCTGTTGAAGTTTCTGAAGCAGGTGAAGCGATGGTTTCAGCGATTACAGAAGTAACGGAAGAAGATATGAAGTTGGAAGGTGCTACTGAAGAAATTAAGAAAGAAATTGCAGACGTTATGAAGAAAATCGTAGAAGATTCTGACGAGAGATTCAAAGCAGTTGAAGCGGCGAACATTGAGTTGACATCAAAGAATGAAAAACTTGAAGCATTTGTTGCAAAGTTAACAGATTCAGAAGGTGGAAAATTTAATTCACAAGCAAAGAAAACAGGCGCGAATGATAAGACATCAAGACGCGAAATCCTAAAAGGAAATAAATAATAATTAATTTAAAAAACAAAAAAGATGAAAATCAAAAAAGATTTATTCACGTCATTGCATGATAATTTTGCATACGATGTGTCCGCTTTGCCAGCCTACACGGACGAGCAAAACGAAGAGATTTTAACAGACTTGGTTTATACTTCAGGGCTTACTTCAAGAGTGACAGTACAAGAAGGAAACAAAGGTACTGAAACAATGAAACTTTTGAATGTCACTATGGCACTACAAAGCGCGACTTCTTGTGCTTGGAATGCTGATGGTTCAGTGACTTTCACAGGTGAGGACCTAGTTACTAAGAGAGTAAAAAACCAAATGGAACTTTGTAATGAAGATTTAAATGGTACATGGGCGCAAATGTTGAACGTTATCGGCGCAAACAGACAAGACGAGACGTTGCCTTTAGAGTCAGTTATTGAAGCGTATTCTGTTAAGACTGCAATGAAGACAAATCAAGACTTAATGATTAAGGGAGATACTGCTTCTTTGAATCCTGACTTGGTACATTACGACGGATACCAGAAACTTTGGGACGCGGATGCAGATTTAGGCCTTTATACTTCTTTAGAGACTTCAATCACAGTTGCAAACGCTTTATCTATTGCGCTTGGATTGTATAATACTATTGATTCAGTATTGTTTGACAATGGAGAGCCAGTTGAAATCATTTGTGGTCGTGAAACATACCGTAAAATCATTGAGAATGTTTACAATGACAACAACTTCCACCACCAACTAGAGGAAGAGCAAGGAACAGAGCCTTCGTTCATTCTACCAACTACAAACATTCGTGTTCGTTCGTATCCACAATTCAACGGGACAGAAAAAATGTACGCGGTCCCTTACAGATTCATGTTCTACGGAACGGATTTGACAAGTGATGTTGACGGATTTGTAGTTAAATATAACGATAACGACGAGAAATTAAGATTCGGTACGAAGTGGAGATCTGGAGTGTCTTATGTTTTCCCTGAATACTTCGTTCGTTTAGCTTTATCATAAAATTAACCCTTAAAAACTTAGAACATTATGTGTGAAGTATTAGAAGGTTATTCAAAATTGTGTGATGAAACGGGCGGTGTAGATACTTGGTACTGGTTTTCATTAACTGACGACTTAGGAGTTTCAAACGTTGCTACTTATACAGTAGTAGCGGGAGAAGTTACAGCGTTGACTTTAACGACAGGAAATCAAGCGTTCGCGTTGAACGTTGAAATGGAGACATCGACTTTCACTGATAGTGGAATTGGTGGCCGTGCAGAAGGATCGTACGCAAGAGAGCAAGAAGCGACAGTTGTTTTTCATGGTAACACAAAGGAAATGATTGTGACACTTGAAAACG